CCACCGCCTCCGGCCCGGCCAGCTCGAGGAGCTTCTCGACCTCCGGCAGGAACAGGCCCGACGTGAGCCGGTGCAGCTGGATCGTGCAGCCCAGCGTCCACGACTCCGAGGTCTTGATCGGGTGCGGCGCGCCGTTGTCGTCGTACGTCGCACCGTCCTGCGTGACCGCGGTGACCTGCGGGTCGATCGCGGACGCGAACCGGACCGGCTGCCACACGGGTGCGGCGGTCGTGCCGAGGTTGATGTCGACGGCGTGCTCGTAGGAGAAGCCGAGCTCGGTCGTCACGGGGGTCTCGCTCATGGTGTGCCTCCAGGGGCGGCGTTCAGGGTGATCTCGTAGTTGTCGGTCCGCTCCAGGCGGCCGCTGTCGTCGGCGCCGAGGTGCGCGGACGAGACCCGTCGGGCGCGTGCGATGCCGTCGCGGTGGTGCACACCGTGCAGCGCGCGGAAGCCCGCGGCCGCCAGCACGTCCGCGCCGTCGGGGCGCCCGGGCGCACCGCGGTAGCGGACCTGCACCCATCGCAGCGCGGTGCCGAGCGCGACGTCGTCGTCGGTGGCGTACACCGTCACGCCGACCGCCCGGTCGGGGCCGGTGTCGAGCGCGCCGTAGAAGACCCCCACCTCGTCGCCGGCGTACGCGGGACCGTCGGGCCGCCACGCGCCGACCCCCGCGGCGTCGAGCCAGGTGCACAGCGTCATGACGAGCGCGACGTCGTCCATCACGGGCCCTCGAGCTCGCGGCGAACCTGCTCGGCGACGATGCGCTGCACCTCGTCCTCGGTGTCTTGCAGCGCGGACTCGAGGAACTTCGCGCGGCCGTGCCGATGTCGGAAGTGCAGCCCCTCGTGCTGCCGGGCCGCGTACGGCAGGTCGGAGCCGACCTCGGCGGTCGGGTTCATGTCGGCTTGGGCAGGAACGACGACGATCGACGAGCGCAGGTCCCCGACGTCCATCGGCGTGCGGGGGATCGTCACAGCCTGCACGCGGTGCGCGCCCATCGTCACGCCGCGCGCGGCACCGACGCGGGCGGCGACCTTCGCGCGCAGCCCGTCCCAGGTGACCTCGACGTCGTCGCTCACGTCAGCGCCACCTCCACGTGGTCGGGCAGCTCGAGCGGGCCCGACGTGCGCACGGCCGCGATGATGACGGTCGCGGTGCGCCCCGACGGCAGGTCCACGCGCGAGCCCGGAGCCCACGCGCCCGCCCGTGCGACGTCGGCGTCGTAGACGGTCGTCTCGGACACGACCTCGGCGGCGTCTGGGCCGCGCACGAGCCGCCGCTTGTCGTCGACGAACACGCCCGCTGGCGGGGCGAGCACGGCGGGCGGTGCCCAGGTCTGGCCCATGCCGCCCGAGCCGAGCAGCGTGCGCACCGTGACGGTGTGCACCATGAAGTCGTCGAGGTCGCTCACCGCGTCGCTCCCGGGCGCGGGCCGATCAGGCCGGCGTCCGCGAGGATCAGCAGCGCCTCCTGGCCCAGGGACGTCGCGGCGCGGGCGCGCGCTGTGAGCGCGGTGACTGAGGCGGACCCGGACGTGTCGTACTCGATGCGGCCCGAGCCCAGGCTCTTGCCGCGCACGGGCGCCGCGATCGGCTGCGCGCCGCCGGCGACCGGGTCGACGCCGGACGCGATCCACGCGGCGACCTGCGCGCACGTCGCATCCCGGAACGCCGCGCGCACGACCTCGTGCGTGGGCGCGCCGGCGTCGTCCGTGGCGTAGGTGGCGGTCATGGTCGCGCGGCGCACGAGGCGCGACGCGAACCGCAGGAGGGTCGGCGCCGCTGCGGGCGCCTGGGGTGCCCAGCCGCCGTCCGTCAGGTCGGTGGTGGTGGCGTACACGACGGACATGTGCACCTCCGTGGGTGGTGAGGGGCGGCGCAGGTCGGCCGCTGCAAGGGGCAGAAAGGACGCGACGGCCAGGCGTGGCGTTACCCGCCACGGGCCCCTCAGTCCGCCTTCACCGCAGTAGCGAAGCCCGTGGCGGGCTGGCCGTCTTCACGGTGTTGACGCCGCCCCTCACTGCACCCGCCCCGGCGCCGCGCGGGCGGCCGGGGCGGGTGCTGCTCGGCCGTCAGCTCTGCTGGTCGTCGGGGTTCGAGAGCGGTGTTGCCGGCGTGCGCGCCGCGACGATCGCGGCGAGGATCTCCGCCTTCGTGGTCGCGCCCTTCACCTCGACGTCGTGCTTCGCGGCGTAGGCCTTGAGCTGGTCGGCCTTCCACGACTCGGCCGGGTCCCCGTCCGGGAACGCGGGCGCCTCGGGCTCGTCGATGCGGTACCCGTGCCGGCGGAAGTACGTCAGGGCGTGCTCGTCGTCGCTCTCGCCGACGCCCTTGGTGAACGCGACGCCGGCGATCTCGGCGGTGACGTCCGGGGTGGGGGTGTGGATCTTCGGTGCCATGGGGTGCTCCTGGTGGTTCAGTCGCCCGTGCGGACGATCGACTCCCACCAGCGGAACGTCGCCACGACTCGGCCGCCCTTCCACGCCTGCAGCGACCCGTCGGGGCCGTTGTAGTCGAGAGCGTCGGCCTCGATCGTGGCGGACTTGTCGCCGCCGGTGCTGATGACGTACGTGCCGGGCTCGTTCAGCCCGTCGGTGAACGTGCTCATGGGACCTCCCGGTCCGTGGCCCGGGCGCGGCCGCGTGGCCGCGCCCGGGCGGGGCTCACTGGACGCGGATGTTCCGCAGGACGCCGGCGGCCTTCGTGCGCTTGAGCGCGACCGCGACGGGGCCCATCTCGACCTCGCCCTTCTTCACCGCGCCGGGCGTCGTGAAGTCCGGCAGGAACGTCTGCACGATCTGCCCACCGACCATCGACACGCCGTGGAAGCCGTCGAGGCCCACGCGGTACGCGTACAGGTCCGTCAGCCCGGACGTGCTCACGGTCGCGACCGTGCGCGTCTCGATCGGGATGATCGGGCTCGTCGACGCGGCCTTGTCGCCCGGGTCGGCGAACACGACGCCGCCGTACGTCTCCCGGGTGACCGGGCGACCGTTCTGCCCGACGAGACCCTCGATCGGGTCGCGCGCGTACATGCCGGTGCGGCGCACGATCGCGCGGACCTTCGCGAGGACCTTCTGGTTGCCGACGAGCACCGTGGGGGTCCCGTCGAGCAGCGAGAGGAACTCGTCGAGGACGTCGAGCGCCTTGAACGACGCGCGCGTGTCGGTGTCGAAGTCGCGCCAGTCGGTGACGAAGCCCGCGCCGTACTCGGTCGACGTGCCCGTCAGCGCCTTGTCCAGGCCGTCGAAGCCCTTGGCGTCCGCGGCGACGTCGCCGTTGATGACCTCGTCCTGGAACCGGGTCCGGGTCGACTTCACCTTCTCGCCCACGTTGAGCGCGACAGCGCTGGTCGCCGCGGGCCCGACCTTCGCGGTGACACGGTCGACCTCGAACGACCCGCCCAGGGGCTTGAGCTCGACGGTGTGGTGCGTGGTGGTGATGTTCGACGGCGTGTACTCGGTGCCGATCTCGCGGAACTCGGCGCCGGCCTGCGTCGCCTGCCGGCGGTAGCCGTAGACGAACGTGCCGCCGCCGCCCGAGGGGTTGACCGCGTCGTCGAAGACGAGCGAGTCGAGGATGGCCGACTCCTTGCGGAACTCGTCGATGACGGCGAGGTCCATGTCGGTCTGGGCGTTGTTCTTGGTCTCGGCGAGGGAGACGACCATGGTGTGCTCCTGGGTGAGGCTCAGGCGCTGCGGCCCGCGTAGTGCGCGGTCGCGGCGCCCTCGATGGAGGTGGGCTTCTTCGCGCCCTCGCCGGTCCCGCCGGCGTGGTCGACGCTGCTCGAGGTCGCCACCGGGGCGGCCTTGAGCTTCGGGTTGTCGGCGACGGCGGCCTTGATGGCGTTGTCGACCTGGGTGGTGAAGTCCTCGCCCGTGGGGTCGAGGTCCGCGATCTTCGCCAGGAAGGCGCGGGAGTCGAGCAGGGCGGCGGGGTCGCCCTGGTGGGTGGCAGCGCGCTGGTGCACGGCGAGCTCGACGCGGGCGGTGCGTGCGTCGGCCTGCGACGCCTGGACCTGCGCGGTGAGCTGGTCGGCAGTGGGTGCGGCCTGGCCGTCCTTGACGAGGCCGAGGGCCTTGCCGAGCTCCTGGACGAGCGCGGTGCGCGCCTCGTCGGCGGCCGTGGCCTTCGCGTTCGTGCGCGCCGCGCCGTTCTCGCGGCGCAGGCGCGCGATCTCGGCCTTGAGGGCCTCGGGGTCGTCGGGCAGGGTCTCGCCGGATGTCGGCTGCTGCTCCTGCTCGCCGTTGGCCGGCGCGGACGGCGCGCCCGCGGGGGCGGGGTCCGCGGGCTGCGGCGCCGGAGCGTCACCGGTCGCCTCCATGACCGCGTCGCCGAACGTCGCGCGGTGGAACGCGAGCAGCGCGTCGATGCCGCCGGGCGCGGCGATGTCGACGACAGACGTGCCGGGAACGTAGGTGGTGGTGAACATGCGGGTGACCTCCTGGGTCGGGTGCCGGGGTGTCGGTGGCCGCGCGTACGGTGCGGCCAGGCGCGGACGCCGGGTCCGCGACAGCAGAGGGGAGTCCGCTCGATGAGCAGCACGTCTTACGACACGTGCCGGGTGTGCGGTGCAGTCGTCGAGTCCATGTCGAAGCACCGCCGATGGCACGACGAGCTGAAGGGCGTGGCCGATTCTTCGGAGTACGCGGAATCTGTCGCGGGTGACCTGGAGGTGCGCGTGGAAGCCCTTGAAGCGCGCGAGTAGCCGTCAGGTAACTTGCCGCCCGAGGCTGACCTGCTCGCGGTACCGCTTCCGGTTCAGCCCGGTGTCGGCGACGTGCTCGCGGATCTGAGCCTGCAGGTCGAGGCGGTGGCGGCGCGCCGCGCGCTCCTGCTCCGGCGTGACCGCCGCTGCCTCGTCGAGCTTCGCCCGCCGCACCTCGCGCTCGAGCGCGCGCAGCTGCTCCCGATCGGCTTCCGCCTCCGGGTCGTACGTGGTGGCGTCCTCGACGACGGACACGCCCGGCAGGTAGGCGACGACGCGGCACCGGCAGTTCGGGTGGTGCCAGCCCGCGTCGCGCGCCTGCTCGAGCGTGCCCACCACGAACACGCGCACCGTGCCGGGGCCGTCGGCGCGCTCCACGCGCACCCACCCGACGGGGCCGGCACCGACCTGCAGGATCTTCCCGGCCCACGCCGCGCACCGCCGGCACGCGTCCGAGCCGACGACGACGGACACCAGGTCCATCCCCGCGGACGTCAGCACGTGCTCGTGCTGGGCGTCCCACGCGCGCCGGGCCGCGGTCCGCATCGCCATCTCGACGTACGTCGCGAGGTTCCACCGGCGCGCCGCCTTGTCGACGAACCCGGTGACGCCGCGACCGATGAGCCGCTGCCACGCCGCGGCCTGCGCCGTGTGCGTCGTCTGCCCCAGCCCGAGCAGCAGCCGCGACGTCGGACCTGCCACCGCCTCGCGGTACACGTCGTCCGGCCAGCGCAGGATCCGCCGCGTCACGTCGTCGAACGACGACACCAGGTCCAGCGTGAGCGCCTGCGCCGCGAACGCCCCCGACGCCGCCGCGGTCACCGCGGCCAGGTCGCGCACACCGGCGAGGACGGACAGCTCGGACAGCGCCGCCGCCGTGCCGGCCTGCGACGCTGCGGCGAGCACCGCGGTCACCTCATCGGGGGTCGCGGCCAGCAGCCGGTCGACGACCGCGCGCGCGGCG